CATCTTCTGCTGCCGCTGTATTCTCTTCATTGGTCTGTTGGGTAGCCGCAATAGCTGCCAAGAAGTTTTCTAGTTTAGTATATGTACCACCGACTACTGTCATTTCGTTTGGCTTAAATGCGCCACGTTGACTTGCTACGTCAATGATAGTTTTTAGTGCATTTAAATCCTGCACTGTAAGATCTACCGGAGGAGCAGTTTGTTCTGCTTGGGTCTCAGGTGCGTTTGTTGTTGCTTCAGACATTTAATATCTCCTTCTGTACATTTATTTATAGATGTCTTTTTACTTATACTTCAAATGTGGACAAGCTAACATAAAATACGATAATTCTTTTTTGTTTTCGAATCCTACTGTAAGCCTATTTGTTACGTGTTTGCCTGTATCATCAATACCAAATCCGTTATTTACATAATACCTACCTTTAAGATTTGTATCTATCCACTTTTCGATTGAGTCGCATAAATTATACCGATTCTTAAGATTAACACTCTCAAAAAACGGCGGCAAAAAGGCGACTCGCCTTCTGCCTATAATATTTAATGGGTTTGGGTTTCTAAGCGGCGTCATAGTGAGCTGTAATACCAAACGGTCCTTCTAATTCTTTATTATGATTGCTGTGTATAATAAACACTGTGTCACAGTAATCAGGATCACCCCACGAATCCCATGCATAACCATCTGTAAACATTAGGAACTTCTTGGGTTGAATATCATTTTCTTTCATATACGTCCAGTTAACCATAAAGTCAGTACCGCCGCCGCCCATAACTTGGTACTCTTGTAAACGTTCTCCGCCACCTGCACTAAAATCTTCTTCGTTATAGACCTTTGTATCAAAGCACCACAATTTAATATTGTAATCTTTGTATTCGTCCATTATACCTTGTACTTCGCCGAGGAAATCTGCTGCTTGATCGTTGCCTATTGAACCACTCATATCAATAGAAACACACAGATCGATAGTTTCATCAAAGTTCATACCAGGTAACACTGCACTAGTATGCCAGCCTTTGCGTGATGGACGAACAAATGTAAAATCATTACGTATAGTTGATTGAATTTGCTGCCGTAGAATTTCACGCCAGTTCATTTTAGGCTCTGTGAACTCTTGAATCATACGTGCAATTTCGCCCGGAGTATTACCAGCACCTGCACTTTGTGCGGCTTGTATCATTCCTTCTTTAATTTCATCTTGTATTTGTTTTAATTCGTCCTTAGTATATGTAGGACGGTTGCCTTTGCTTTTTTCTTGTCCGTCTTTGCCTTGTCCGCTGCCTTCGTCGCCATCATTGCCTTCCCAATCAACGTGTTCGTCTAGCATTTCGCCAAGTTGTTTTAGGAATTCTTCGCCATTCTTTTTAGCAGTTTCATACAGTTCGTCGTATATCTCTTCTGATGTCCAATCTTCATATTTAAAATCTTGAAAACAATCAATAAAAGTTGGCTTTTCACCGATACGATCGCGAACAAGTAAATTGTTTACTTTATAATCTGCGGCAATGTTGTAAATTTTAGGATCACGGTCTTCTCTACGTGGCAGGTGATCAAATACACAATGTAAAATTTCGTGTGCAATAACAAACTCTACTTCTTTATTGCCCATTGCGTTAAAGAATTGTGTGTTAAAATATAAGTTACGACCGTCTACGGCAGCAGTAGGACACCAATCATCTGCGCATACAATTTTAAGACGTGTTGCCATGTTTCCAAAGAACGGATGTCTTAGTAGTAATCCTACTCGTGCAACAATGATGCGATCAAGTACTTCGACACGCATCTCTTCTAATTCTTCAGGAGTAATATCCGGATTAGGTGTCCAATGTTTAGTACCTTCTAGATTATAAAGTACGTTTGAATTAAAAAAATCTAAGGGCATGCCATGTCTCCTATTGTTATACTATTAGTATATAACCGTTTGCTATAAAAGTCAAGAAGAAATGGGCAGTTTCCTACCCATTTCTCTTGTTTAAGCAGCCTGTGCAGCAGTAATATACTTGCCATAGCGCTCATGGAACTCATCAAAGCACTCAACTTCGTCTGGATCGATTGGAAGTGAGTATTGTGTAAGTGCAAGTTTGATTCCCATAACAACTAATTCTGTTTCGAAGTTATCCATCGAAAAGCGTAAGAAGTTATTTACCTTATCATCGAACTTTTTATCGCCCTTATCACATGCTTCTTTAAGTTCGTAGCAGAGAGATACTGTCAAGGAATACATGGCACTGATTTCTTTGTTAGTAATCTTCTCTACTTTGCCTTCCAAGATATCGCTTGGGTTAGGCATACTTGACGCAATCTTTCGATGCGCCATAAACTTGACGGCTAAGCCTTCTCCGACTGAACCTGCAACAAGATCTGTTGTAGTATTGTCGTCGTCGTCTTCGTCTTCAAGTAATTCGGAAACGAACGTCCAGCTACGTGGAGTAGCAAACGAACGGCTTGGCGACTTAGGATCAAAGTCATACAAGTCTTTTTTGCTGAACTGCATATAACCAACAACATCTTTGTGTACACGGTTATCTACAGCCCACTGGAACCAGTCATCAAATGATACAGCAAGTTCCAAGTGAACAAAGCGGTTAGCCAACGGTGCTGGCATACGATATGTAACACCTTTGTCTGCGTCACGGTTACCAGCTGCAACAATAAGAACGTTATCTGGTAACTTATAAGTACCAACCTTACGATTAAGGATAAGCTGATAAGCTGCCGCCTGTACAGCAGGCGCTGCTGAGTTCATTTCGTCTAAGAACAATACAATGTTATCGTATTGTGCCGCAAATTCTTCTGTAGGTAATTCTACAGGTGGTGCCCACTTCATTGTGTTATCGTTTGAAGCGTAGTATGGCATACCTTTAATGTCTGTAGGATCCCATAATGACAAACGAATGTCGATTAGATGTGAATTTTCCATGCCTTTGGTAATTTGGCCAATTACTTCCGATTTACCAATACCTGGAGGTCCCCACAAAAAGATAGGACGTTTCTTTTTAAAAGCACGTAAAATGCTTTTCTTTGCGCCATTAGGGCTTACAGTACGTGTAATTGATGCTTCCATCTTGTATTCCTTTATATTAAGTTATCAGTGCCTAGTTTCTAACTATACATATATAATAACATCAATACATAGAATGTCAAGTGTTTTTTTCATCTTTTTTGTTCTTTTTTAGAGCTTTCATTAGTCCGTATTTGCGAACATCGCCGCTAAAAAGACTTAGTTCGAGTGCCTTCTTTTCGTTCGTCACATACATACTACGTGTACCTAAGTAATAAGGGCAGTCTATAAACTGGTCTAACCATATAATAACCTGTGTAGTAAATTCAAAGTTTGTACTGTACGGGACTTCATATGTTTTAAGCTGAACTTTTTCTATGAGAAAATCGTATCCGTCGTCAGTAAGACGCAAGCCGCCTGTTTCTTTTTCTCTTGTGTTCTTCCACCATTGAGGCATATACTCTTTAACAGATAATTCACTTACTGCTATACCTGCTGCTTTTAAAAAAATTTTAGTATATACTTCTTTTGTGTTCATTCTTGAACTACTTCACCATCTGTGAGCATAACAACATTAAAATCCGTTGTATGAAACATTTCATTTAACTTTTGTGCTAGATTGTGAGCATGTCCTGGGTTACTAAAGCTGACTTTTTTGTATTTTGGACCAGGATAACTAGTAAGTGCATTAGAACTTTTTAGATTAAACGGTTTATTTTTGTAAAATACAGCCCAAATAGCTTCCGCATCAAGAACTTGTTCTACCTTGTATGTCTTTTTATCAACGTATTCTAATAATACTTTAGGCTTTGGCCGACTCATATGCGTATCCTTAATTAACTACGCATATATTTATCTCTTTTTACCAGCTAGATCCGCCATCCATTTGGATTTGTATTACTTCATTTTCTTTAGAATACTCTTTTTGCAACAATTGTTCTAAGTCACCGTTAAGTCTTGCCATAACTTGTCCTAGGGTAAGCGCCAGACTCCTAGCTTGTTCGATTGACATTTTAATTTCTTTTGCTCTTGTAGAGTCAGCAGTCTTAACTTGACTTAAAAACTGCTGAATAGGCATATTATTAAGAGGAGTGTTTGTTTGCATTAGACAATTCCAATCTCATATGTAAGTCGTCTTTAAAAGGTCCTTTAAATTCATACCTTTGTATTGTAATTAGCTTAGGACAAAAACTTTTAACCCAACCTTTTTCAAATCTAATAATATAATAGCCTGCGGCATACAGGCTTTTACTCTTTTCACTTTTTGTAAACAACGGAAGTTTTTGTTTCACATCCCATATAATATTATGTGGCTTAGTGCTAGTTGGATATTCGTATGCAATGTTATCAGATTCTTCTGCATCACTAATAGACTCTGACCATAGTATATTTCCGCCTAGTGCTTTGTTAAGCTGACTTGGATTTGTGTACATATGTGTACCAGTATCGCATGAATACAAGTATTGATCTTCTGATACACTTAATGTACCTACATTGCTACCATTTTGTTCTATAATCCAGAACTTATCTTTTAAAATAGGCTTTGCTTTTATCATTTAGGATACCTCGCTTGTAGTGGTTCTGCGAAAAGGTTAGCTTGATCTGCAACTCGTTGCATATCCCATTTCGCACAAAATTTCATAAGACGTAAACCTACTTGTGATATCGACTTAGGTTCAACATCACTAATAGTATTATTAATTATCTCTCTAATATCTGCAGGCTGTGCAGTCAAATCGCATAGTGTAACATTACGATTGTAGTCATCTAGTACACGATGCTCTTCACCTTCGTGATCTACCCAACGCTGTAGCATCATATTATTCCAATTAAAGCCTTTTGTCTCTTTATCAGCATATGCTTCGATAAGACCTACTTTGTTTTTAGTGCCTTTCTTACGTACACCAGGATAAGCACTAAACACGTTGTCACTAGTATCGCCACGCATACACTTTTCAAACAACATAAAGTTAGGCTCAGGTGCAGCTTTAGGCTCTTTAGTCTTTTTATCTACTACAGGTGCACCGTTATCATCAAAATACCCTTCGTGTGTAATAGTTGTGTTACTAATACCGTTATATTGTTTAACATTAGGAGCAATAAGTTGTGCAAAGTCGCCATCTGTACTAACAATAACATGATTATCATTAGGATGTGCTTGTACCCAACCTGCAATATAGTCGTCAGCTTCTAGAACAGGGTTTTGTAGTACAGTACAATTTGTTTTGTCAGCAATAAAGTCTTTAAACTCGTCAAATATTTCAAAGAATACTTTATCTTCTTCTTGCTGACTAGGAGTCATTGCATCACGACTTACTTGTCTATTACGCTTGTAAGGCTGATAAAAGTCCTTGCGCCAGCTACGTCCTTCTAAGCAGAAAACAACATGCGAACCTTCAAAGTCACGCCATGCTTTCTTAACACTATTAAGTGTAATATGTAGTGCCATACCAACCTTAGTGTCGATATCGCCACGTACTACGTGTCTTGCACGAAAAAACGTGTTAAGAGTGTCTACTAAAATATAAGTTGCCATTGTATTGCCTAAACTGTTACTAACTATATACGATTATATACGATTTCATACGATTTGTCAAGGATAAAATGTGTTAAAAGATATAACATTACGCATTTTGGTAGAATTAATAGTAGTTTCATGATCCATCCAGCTTGGAAATATATACAGCATATAGTTTATACATGGTAATTTTTGTGTATATTCATTCCATTGCGTTACTTCTCTATGTACTTCTGCCATTCTATATGGTCTAATCGGACTGTGTACTACTAACGGTACACTATCGTCGTCGCAATCATAATAAAAAGCACCACTTACAACACTTCCTTCATGTCTATGTAATAGAGTTTTACCATCGACGCCCATTCGATTGGTCCAAGATCCCTTTATAACAATATCTTGTAATCCTGCCACATTAGCATACTCTGATACACAGCGTGAAAAAGATTCATTAAGCCAAGGAAAGTCATGTAAAAAGTTTGGATTTTTTGTATAGGAACTTTTACCTTTATGTTGCAACGCATGTTCAGTATGTTCAGGTGTATTTTCACTTAATTGGAGCATATGCTCGTCACTAAATTCTTTACTTAAATCAAACTGCATAACTAAACTTGGAAATAAGCTGTAGGCTGTTGCTTCTATTGTCATGATACTTCTGATTTACCCTTGTCTATAGGTACAACATTTATATATCCTGCACCAACTGTAGGATCTTGTCCTTCTTCTTCAAGCATTTGATAGACAATAGTTCTAAACCATGCATCAACTATCTGTTCGTTTGTTTCGCCTGAGTATCCAGCATCGAGTAATTGTTCAATAAACTCGTTATTCCAGTCGATTTCAAAGAATCCATTGCGAATATTTTCTGGATTTATCTGCGTATCAAGTACAGCAACCCAAGGTTTACCAGCTTTAGTTGCTGCTTCCTTTTCTGATTCTAATGCAGATCTTCTTACGTCTTCGTCCGTAAGTTCTTTTGTTTCTTTGTCTCTTATGAGTTTATTCCACCATCCCATTAGTATTCCACCTTTTGTTGCAAATATTGTATTTCAATTTGTTTAGCATTAAGTTCTTCACTATAGCCGTCATCGATTCTATAGCTTACTCCTTGCTTATATAATTTGATATTTAGTTTGTTTATACTAGCTACGTACAAACGTAACTCTTTAATCATGTCTGCTACTTTAGGATCTTTCATTACCAACCAGCCTTTCTAATTGCATCTTGATCAATAGATGCTTTCATTGCTTTCTCATGCTGAGAGTTCTTATACTCTCTAAGTTCCCCATGCGTTTCCGAAGAGCGAGATATGTAGTCTTGGGGTAAAACGCCATCCTCTTTCCATACACGCTTCTGCGACATCTTTGACGTTGAGCGTGTATTCTTCCGAACGACCACCAAGCGGCATAAGGTATACAGGACACTCCACACCTTTAGCACGATATGCTTCGACAGCTCTAGTAACTTCATCAAAGTCATCTTTAGTAGCCACAACAAACTTAAGATACAGGTCGCTATCGTTAATAAGCTGATACTCCCAAGCAACATCAGGCAATATAGCAGTTTCCCAAGGTTCTCCTGAGACACTAAGTTTTGGGGAACAACTCCAAGTGACTTTAAATCTTGTTTGACGATCGAGATATTTGAAGAAATCGCTGTGTAAAGGTTGTGTAGTGTTTGTTTCAAATGTGACATTTTTTAAATCCTGCATACGTGGGTGTTCAAATAACTCTACATATAACCTTTGCCATGCAAGCAAAGGTTCACCACCCGTTAATATCAAATGGACATCTTGACCATTCTCCTGTACCCACTTACCGTTAGGAGTAAGTGAAAGTAAATGCTCAACTACTTCGTCAATAGTTGCTTCTTTGTTAAAGTGTTTAAACTCTGGATAGATACTTGCATATGTATCGCATCCTGTGTGTACAATAGGTAAGTCTGTAAACTTCTCAGTTGTTTCGTGTACACCTGCGTCAATTAATGCTTTTACTTCTGCATTATAACGGTTACCTTCTTTATGTTGCTCCCAACGATCTTTTGTTTCGTTAGTACCAAAGTTCATGCAACGAAAGTTACAACCGAATGTGCGTAGGAATACACTGGGTACTCCTACAAACTTACCTTCGCCTTGTACGCTATAAAATGCTTCTGAATATCTAAGTTTCATTTATTTCTCCGTATATTTCCTGTGCAAATTTTTTATGTGCTTCTTTACCTGGATGCAATTTATCTACTGCTCTAGGCATACCATGTTTAATTGTACGAAAATTAGTATCTAATATTGTAGCATTGCTAGGTCCGTCTATTGTGTCTTTTCTAAACAGCATATTATAATGTATTATACCTTTATTAATTAAGTGATAAGTACAATGTTCTATTCTTAAATTAGAATCAATAGCTTGATCTACTTCATTAAACAAGTGTTTGTAGTACATTTTAGAAGGCTTAGATTTAACCCAGTGTCCGATTTGGTCAACTGTATAGTCTTTATTAATTATACAATGTCTTTCATTAGTAGACCACAAAATAAAAACTAAATCAGTTATCCGAAACTTATAATTAATTATTTTATACCACGTTTGTTTGTTACTAGCACCAGGTTGTCCTTCGTTTATACATTCTAGATTTAATTTATCTGCTAATAGCTGCGGCCACGCTAACTTACTTGCTGTAGGGCCAGGCATCATAAATTCATCTACACAATCTTCAAGGCCATGACCGTATGTATAACTACAGCCAAATGCAATTAATCTACTCATTAACAACTAAACTCTTGTTGTAGCTTAATGTTGTCAAAGAACTCTTTCTTTGTACCTGCGTCATCTTTAAATGCACCACGTAATACTGTAGTTTGTGTTAAACTACTGTGTGCCATAATGCCGCGATTCTCACAACAACCGTGTGTTGCTTGAATGTAAACACCTAAATGTTCTGCGTCAGTTGCCTTTGCAATTTCTTTAGCAATATCATTAGCAAGTTCTTCTTGTAGTGTTCCACGTCTAGCACACCACTGTGCAATACGTGTATATTTGCTTAGACCAATTAGTTTGTCTGCGGCAATAATACCAATATATGCAACGCCACTTACTGGCTGGTGATGATGTGAACACATACTTTTTAGTTCTGAACGTACAACTAACATGCCTTCATAACGTTCTTCTGAATCATTAGGAAATGCTGTTGCTGCTGGCGGGATATCATATCTTCCTGCCATTAATTCATTGTAGTACATTTTAGCAAGACGCCGTGCTGTACCTTTAGAATTAGGATCATTATGACGGTCGATTAAAAGTGTATCTAATACATTTTCAAATGCTTCTGTAGCTTCGTCAATTAATTTTTCTTTATCGCCTTTTTGCATAACATATGAAATGTTATCTCCCGCCCAGTGGCGAATACCTTCTGTTTGAAGGCGGTGTAATAATGCTTTGTGTAATGCCATATTTTTTATCTCCGATGTTTAGGCAGTGGATTGCCGTGTATACCATAACTCACATACAGTATACACTTATTTAGGTTATTTGTCAATACTATTATTCAAAATGTTTTTCAAGCATTTCTACTCTATCTTCTGCAGCTGCCATTTTATCAAGTTCTTCTTGAATAGCTTCTACAATATCAGCATGTTCACCAATACCTACACTATGATTCATGTAAACCAATATGTTTGTTTTTGCTCTTTCGAGTTCTCCCAAGGCATGCATTTTACATGCGTGGATTAATTGTGGACCTAATGTAAACGATAGACCTTGTTGTTCTTCTTCCATAGTAATTCCTTTCTATACTAGTTTTTTAATTACTGTTAATATTCAGCTACGTTTTCCCAAGGGTAAACTAGCCAAACATCTTCTTCTGCTTTGTTAATTTCGTGGCAAGTGTAACGTACTTTGTCAAATTCACTTGCTAGGTTTTCTGTTAGTGTAGCAAAGCGAACATTGTTATTCCATACTGTGTTCCAGCTTTCTTCGTTAGGTAAACAACCTGCAGGCCAGTCTTGTTTAATCCAGTTAAACGTAGCACCTGTATCATTGATGTCATCTACAATAAGAATATTTTTTCTGCTAATAGGAAGATTTAAAATAGATTCTCCTGCACTAGCACTAATGTCTGCATTGTGTTCTAAAATTTTAAAGTGTTCATATCCAAATGCATCTTCAGCCATCCAACAGTTGCTTTCACTTTCACTGTCGTCATCACGCAGACTAACCTTTAATGCTTCGCAACGTATACCAGTCATATTTGAAATAATAGTTGCAGGTACATTGCCGCCTCTTGTAATACCTACAATGTAATCAGGCTTCCAATTGTCTTTATACATTTGATTTACAATACTAACACACATACGTTCTACATCTTGCCATGAGTAATAATGTTTCTTAATCATTTGCCTGCCTTTGCATCTTTTTCTGCTTTGGTTAGTTTGTTGTTCCATTGATTGTTGCTAATACCAAGTTCGCTAGGCATAGGTTTAGTTTCACTTTTAGTAACTTTACCACCCTTAGCAAGGAACTCTGCCTTCATACGCTCTAGTTCTTCGTCTTTTGGTTTTGCATCGTGATTCATACTCATAGATCGTCCTCGTAGTTGCCTTTATAATCTTGGTCTACCATTTTGTAGATTGTTTTAAAATTCTCATATGCTTTTGCAAGAGCAGGGTAGTGCATACACATGTTTTGTACTCTTTCAAGCTCGGGCATAGTGTCTTCAAATTCTACGCCAGTAATAGTAATGCTTGAAAAATCAAACTCATCATCGAGACTAACTGTATAATTACTGTCGACGCTAATTGTGTCTATACTAGAACTAAGTGTTATTGTAGACATATTGTTGTCTATATATAAATCTTCTGTGTCTAATGTAAGACCTGAAATATCAATAGTAACTGTATCGTCTTTATTCGCCATCTCTTATAACCCTATACAATTTTTTACCACTAAAAAATTCCTTATTTAATTTTGTTACTTGCTTGTTGATACTTGGTAGTAAATCTTCGTAGTGTTCCATATAATTTACTATTTGTTCAATAACTTTGCCTTTATTATGCAAGTATGCATCGTAATCTTCAGTCCATGCACTTGGATATTTAAATTCAGGCAATGCCATTTCACTATAACTGAGCCTATCAGGAACCATAGGAATAGCATTTACTAGTGCGCCTTCGTACCAACTAATGCCAAGCGTTTCTTGTAAGTTAGCACTAAACACTAGTTTAGCTTCTCCTAGTAAATTATGATAATCATTTTTACTTAATTGTTGTTCTTGACATACTATAAACTCATATTGCGGTAATGCACTTGAAAGATCACGGAATATTTCAACTTGCTTTTCAGGAGCAACTCTATGTGGAAATAGTATTAAGTCACGCTTTTCCATTCCTTTATATTGCTCTAGACTATCTTTTAAATATTCCATAGGCCAACCAACACGATGTGATGTACTTTCTTTCATGTTAAGACTTTGATCGAACAGCTCGATATGAAAGTCTGTTGCAAAGAAATTGTCGTCATAACACGCATACATTGATTGCTCTGCATGACGTACCCAAGGTTTATCACCTATAAGCCGTCCAAGAAAGTCTTGAGGATCATAGCTACCAGCATGCCATAGACCGCCGATGCTAATATCAACGTCCAAAAGTTCTGCCATATAACGTAACTGAATAACAGTAGGGTTCCAAGCATCAGTATATAAGAAGTAATCTCCATCCTCAATCTGTCCTTTACAAAACATTTCACCTATGGTTTCTAACTGTTTACTTTTGTAAACATTAGTGCCACCGAAATTGAGAAATGCCCCAGGCGTAGTAGCCTGAGGCGTTTCACCACCGCTTATAACTTTTACTTCTTCATTTGTAGCTCGTTGCAGTTGCTTAGGAAGATAGTCTTTCCATTGCTTAGTATAACGTGTATCAACTGCTTCGATATCTACAAGATAGATAGTCATTAGTTTCTCCGATTATTAAAATTCCTACCTGCATTGCGGGCTTTAGCACGAAGCCAACCTTGGTGCTTATTATATGCAATCCAAACAGGAGCATCTTTACTGTAAAGATCTTTTTCATTAAAAACTTTACCTTCAAAACGACAAAAGTCGCGGAACTTATCCAAGTCGTCAAAAACTTTACGAACAACAGGATCTTTAATTGACATTTACCTATTCCTTCTTACTATGGGTAAACAATTTGACAGCCGTTTTCGCCATCTTCGGCGACATCAATAACAACAAACCGGCCGGGATATTTGTTGCTAATTTGTAGATACAAATCATCTGCAATCATTTCGCATGACTTGTAATCTAGTTCGAGAACGTCTTCTTTATAAAGATTCTCTAACCAACGTTTGAATTGAATAAATTCAATGTCTCTATCGTTGTGTGTTACTTGAATTTGTACTTTAAAGTGAAACGTATGTCGATGTGGGTATCCTAAGAAACTTACATCATATTCATCACCTGTTGCTAGTGCAGGATCTTCTAGTGCTGCTGGGTATTTGTGAATGCCTTCTTTAGTAAAGGTTACCCAAATACTGCGTTTTGCATTTTCTAGTCTATGTGTTTGACTCATTTTTTTGTCTTCCTGTCGCATTTTCCACAACATCCAATCATAATAACGTTCTGGTTCTGTATCCATTGTACACTCATTTGATTACTTTGTCAAGGCCATATTTGCCCCAATCAGTGAATTTTTCTCTATCCATTAAATCGTGCAAACTATGACACCAAACACCTGGGTTAGATGCCTTAAAGTCTTTATCATCAATCTTCAACATAGTGTTGTAGTTCCACAGTTTCGCATAAGGCAATGGAATGCGCAGTTGTGGGATAAAGTTTTCATATTCAGTCAGTCCTGACTCAAGGAATGCTTCAGCAAGAGTGATTGGTATATCTAAACTACATAATTTACCTGCTGTTAAGAATGCCTTGATCATGTTTTCCCAAGGTGTCCATTTGTCAGCATCACTAGGAAAGTTTATACCCGGATTAAAACTATGATTAGCTCCAAAGAAGATATGTTCACATTGATGTTCATCATAGTGTTTTTGTATTTCATGTGGTTCGTGTATTCCTGTAACAAATAAAGTTTTTAATCCATATGCAGGAGTCTTTTCAACTTCTATACCTGTAAAGAATAATACACTTTCGTCTGTTCCGGTGTCATAATCACGTTTCATGGAAGGGTCCTTAGTTCTCTTTCAATTCGATATATTTCATCTTTAAGCCAAAGTTTCATACTTTTTTTCCTATTGATGATTTCTTCACGCTCAAAGCTATTATACAACGTTTTTATCTCTTCGTCAAGTTTTCTATGCTTCTTATAAAGTTCTTGTAAATGACTTGCTAAACTATTGTGTTTCTCTGTGAAGTTGCTCATTTTCTAAATCCTCCAATTTAGTTTCATCAAGTACGTCAGCCTCCTCTTCGACTGCATCTTCTACCTGAAATAAATTATCAAAGAATGTACTAGAGTTTACAGTCTTTTTGCCAACTGCGCCTCTTGTACCTGGTATTGCCATCCAAAATTTGCTATGCTCGTCGACAAGTGCTAATGCTTTTTCTTTGTCGTCTGTAGCAAATATTTCTTCTACTACATCTCTAAAGAATAATCTGTCAAAGCGTTCTTGTACAAGCATTCTAGGAACGCATCCGTTGTCATATTGTCTATTTGCTTCTTGTACAGCATTGATATGACTCCAAACATTATGGCCCATTTGTATTGCATAGCTAAATGAGTCCCATGATGTCTTTCCTTCTTTACCTATCTTGTTTAAGTCTCCGGGAGCATAAGTGCAAACGTCTGATACTTTGAGTTCTGCAGTGATCGGACTGTCTTCAAAGTTTTTAAATACCCCATCTGAAATAACAGTATCTCTAAAGAGACGGTTGTCCGAAGCATATTTTTTATCGTCAACACTCGGCACCATTCGATATGTCCATTTCGAACGATCAACTGTCTCGTTCTGTATGTATATCTGTCCATTCGCGGTTGCGAGAAAAGGACTAGCACAATCAAAAGTAATAGTATAGTTTTCATTATGATGCTTTCTTACTGCTCTTTGTATGTCGGTTAGTAGTGTAGCCCACTCTAACTTACTTGTACCTAGGAAGTGCATAAAGTCTTGCACACCTTTTTCTAACAAGCCGTCATATCGTAATTCAATGATGCGTTTAAGAACTAAGTGTACATCACACATGTTCTGTCCGCCCATTGACCACCCGTTGAAGTGTTCGTTTGGATATTTTTTAGGATCACTATATTGTTTCATACGCTGATACCAATCTTCTGCATCAGCATGATTTTCACCTTGTAAAACATTTAGGAATTTACAGTTACCATTGCGGTTACGAATAAACCAATCGTTGTTGATATATGTACCTTGCACTGCTTCCATATATGTAGTAATACCTGTTGCTTTTTGTCCAGCAGGCGAACGTGCAACCCAAGCTGGAATATCAAGTATCATTCCATAGTCCATGTAAGCATCCATCCACGTAAGAACTTGCTCACGTTTCTTTTGTGCTTTGGGACAATTAGGATCTTTCCAGTCACCTTCCCATACGCCTTTACCAATCTGGAAACCGCCAGAGTCACCTAACAACCAGCTATTTTCTCTATCACGATTACGCACCATATCTTCTTTTGGTGAGTGTTTGTTTACATCAAGCTCTGCGTGTCCTGCTGAATATAAACTCCAATGATAATTAAATAGTCCTTGTTTTGGATTGAGGTAGTTTAGGCTTTCGCAATCGTTAGTAAAGTTACTGGGCATACGTGACAAGTCTACGTACTCGTCATAACGCTGTTTGCCTACGTAAGTAGCATAAAAGCCACTTAGCGCAGGCAGAAAAACAGCATAGTCATTTTGTGTTGCAGTTAAATTACTATTCATTATTTACTTTGTGCTGGTAAGATATAGTCATACTTGGCCATACCACTGTCTACTGAAATCATCATAGCACCTTGATCCGAAATGCTCATTGTTAAGTCGCCATCTAAGTTAAGAATAGACTGAACTTGTGCTACTGGCCAACTCCAAGTATGTGCAAGAGTGCCTTCGATACCTTTTTCAAAATCAAATTCACCTGCGTGTGTGCTTGCATCACCAAAGCTAAACACTAAGTTACTATCTTTAGTGCTTACATTAAATGTAGGCTCTTCCGAATGAGCAGCTGCCATAAGTTTCATACGTGCAATAGCAGCCATACTAGGAGTAAATGTAACACCCCAATTAGCACCTTTAAACTTAACTGTTTTAAGTTTTTCTTCAATGATCTGCTTGTTCATAAAGCGATAATCATTTTGAAAGTCACCTGCTGCATTTTCAAAGTGAATATGTGTCGGAACAGTTTCGCCATTACGCTCTGCTTCAATAACATCAATTTTTGCATTATCTTTATACTCTGGATTTTTCAAATGCAATGCAAGTTTATCTAAGTTAGGCATACCAAATGTACCTGTAAACTCAGCTACTGGTGAATGTGTTTCTGCACTAAGAATAACACTACGGTCTTCAGCCATGCTATCAATTGCAGTGTTCTCATCATTGCTTATCTTTACTAGACTAAGAAAGCCTAGTGAGTGGGTGTGTGCAACGATGTCTTGTAAAATGTCTTTCATACGGTTTCTCCTATTTCAAGTTTTATTATATTGCCTTTATCGTCATTTGTCAAGTAGTTTTCTATAGAGTATTTAGGTTTAAATCCTAAGGTCTTAATTTTTTCCATATTTGCACAAGTCCATTGACGCTCATTTGGGGTATTTAGACGAACAGGTAAGTCCGGTGCAAAGTCTTGAACTCTAAAAGGAGCTCCTGTGCCTATATCAATTATGCCTGTATACTTGCTGTTCATACATAATTCAATTGCATCGCATAAATCTTCTATATGTATGAAGTCTCTATAATGCCGTGTTACATATTCTAATTTATTGTTAATCAGTTTATCCAAAAACATTCCTTTTCTCGGAGTGTCAGAATACACTGTATGAAAGCGCATACCTAATGTGTTTGGATACCGTTCAGCTGCTTCCTCGACACAGAACTTAGACGCCGCATAAGGGTTCAAATCGGGCTCGTAAGCACTAGAACTACTTGCATATAGTATACGTGTATCAGGATAACGTGCAAATAGTCGTTTACTTACTTCTACGTTATTACGCCAATAACCTGCAGGATCGTCTATACTTTCACGTACTCCACTTTTTCCAGCTAAGTGTATAATTAAGTCAAAGTTTTCATTTAACTCACAATTTATTAAGTCTTGGTTGTTATTATATTTGTCTCTATCCCAACCATCTTCTAAATCAATACCTACTACAGCATTTTCTTTACTAAGTCGTGATAGTAAATGACTTCCTATAAATCCTTTATGTCCTGTCAACAAAATTTTCATTTAAAATCTCCCAAGTTTCTTTCCAATCAGTAACTTTATAGAAAGTGCCTCTATTTTGATCTACTATTGCGTTTGCAATTGACCAGTCATTACCACCTGGAAAAATTGCATCTCCAAAGAAATGCAAATTATCTTCCCCGTCAAACTCTTTGAGTATTTGACTTTTGTCAGCACCCTTTGGTGCAATGTCTATTCCTGTTTCTCCGCCAACTGTTGCTTGCATGTTCGGAAATCTATCTTCGAATAACATTGCAATAGTTTGACGTTCATTTATTTGTTCATCGTACTCTATATACAATGCCCGTTCCTTTAATGTTGCATTGCGACCTACAATACTAAAGTTTACCATGCCGCTACGAGCTTCAATATGTTTTCCTGTACGTAGGACAAATGTGCTTTCTTCTAATTTATCTTCTAACCAGCTTAGTTGATTTTTTGGCATGACCCAATCACTCGATCTAATAAGACGATTGCCTTTATAAACTTCACTGCCTGAACAGTTGTATACACAATCGGCCATACCATACAAAACATTACCTATTTGTTCTACAGTTTTAGGTCTATCACTACCTGTAACAAGGTAGACTTTGTTCATGGTGCAAAAGTCAAAAAAGAAAGTTGCAAAACTTTCATCTATTTTACTTCTACTAGGTGTTAGTGTACCGTCTACATCAAATATAAATTTATTCACAGACTCTTCTCCGTAAATCACTTGAACTAAATCGATGTTCTCTTTTATTAAAGTATAACTCAATGCCTCTCTTAGCACACGTTGCTCTACCAGTAAAAGTACCGTCTCGATATTCTTCACCAAGTATACGTACATCAATTGGGTACATACTAAGAATGTCTTCTAGGTCAAGTTCTGTTGCATATGGAACAATTTCATCGACATACTTTATGCCCTTTAACTGTGTATAACGCTCTACTATAGTTTGTATAGGTGCGTTCTTCTCTTTACGGTCTATACTTGGATCAACTTGTAATCCACAGATAAGATAATCACATTGTTCTTTTGCTTCACGTAACATAATTACATGCCCGGCGTGTAACAAGTCAAATGTACTACAAGTAAATCCTACCTTCATGTTAGTCTCCAAATTCAAACAAACTAGAAAAGGTTGTGTGTTGTTTAGTATCTTCTAATGGATAGTTAAGCACACCAATCAAGTTGTCTAGTTTGTTATCAATAATAGTTTCCGCCATCGCTGCATCATCGAATGGCAGTTCCTTAAACCATTCTGGTAAACGTAATTCATCTGTAGGATACGCAACACTTGTGTAACCTAGTGGATTCTGTTTTAGTTTACAAACAATAACTTTCATACCATCTACAATCTCTTGCGAATACTTGTCTCCGTTCATACGCTTCAATGTATTCCAGTTGATGCTTGCTCGAACGTGTCCGGGCATGTTTGCTTTGCCTTGCTTTTCTTCAAGACGCTGATAATGTCCAATCTTGTTTGCACGTTTAGGTGAACCTTTTTCCCAACCCGGACGATCACTAAATTCTTTACGGAATACAGTAATACGTTCTAGTATTTCTTCCTGCGGAACATCAGTTAGCACCATAAGCAAAATTTCACTTAGGAATTCCTGCATAAACACTGGAGTATCAGAACGCCGTAAGTCTAAGCCCATTGCTTTTACTTTGCCCGGCTTGCCATCTGTATCGCTTCTAAAGCCTTCAATGTCGTACACAAGTGCTGCATAACGCTTCTTAGTAATATATAAGCCAGACTCTGCAACAATTTCTCTTGCTGCTGCAATAACGTCTGAGCGGCTCTTAGGGCAATGGAATGCTTGCATCATAAAATCTGGAAACGTTGTATTTGCTGCTTCGCACACTTGGTCATAAAGTGTAATTACGTTGTCTTTGTCCCACGGCAAGTTACCTGCATCAATTTCACTTTTAAGTGTAGGGTATCCACTAAAGTAACAAGAGTCAGTATCACCATATATCATTGCTTCGCCAACATGATCATACGTACCTGTAATAACCTTGTTTACTTCTGCTGACATATGCTTAACAATAGTTCTACCTGTTAGTGTAGTTGACTGTCCGATACGTTTATCAAAGAATCTACAACCTGGATTAAGAATAGCACCATACAAACTGTTCAAGTTAATCTTCTTAACTAGCTGTCGTTTGTCCCAGTATTCGATCTCTGCGGCATTGCCTGCGTCCTTTGCTTTCTTTAGCATCTTCTGCAAGTCTTTACGTTCGCTGTACCAACGCTTTAGAATACCTGGAATAACACCTTCAAACTCTGTTGTAAAGATAGTACCGTTTGAACTAAGCATCCACGGTTGTTGACTATCAA